AGACTGGGTTGAATACTTCTATTGGTTTCTCTTTACTATTTGACAGAACCTATGAGCTGTGGGATCAGAATTATCTAGGAACACAAGCGGGAACCTATGGTGTGCTGGTAGATGTTAATGCTTTCTATAATATGCTGGGAATTAATACTTTGGTTTCTGCTGCTAATAGTAATTTAACTCCAGCACAAATGAACCACCTTGGGTCTCAAGGTGGTCAGTTTTCTGTGGTTACTCAGGGACCCATGTCAGCGGTTCCTGTTGACTTGTATTTTGGGTATTTGTCTATTGGCGCGTTGAAGTATTTTGGTATTATTTCTGAGATTGATATTACGTATACTCATTTCACTCAGCAGATGGTTCCTATGCGTTGCGCTATTCAGATAGGTTTCACCGCTTATGCGGATGTATATACAGCCAATGCTGGTGCTCAGCCTACAACCACAGGAGGTTAATCATGACTATCAATCAATACAGTAGATATGTTGATAACACTGTTCTTAATCTTCAGGATCCAGAGGGTGTAAGTCGTGCGACTATTATTATCAATCCACCAGGAGAACAGCGTATAAGATTCAGCACTTACACGTGGCAGATTGGGGATCAGATAGAATACTTGGCTTTCTCTGCTTACGCGGATGAGGAGTCATGGTGGATCATAGCTAACGCTAATCCTGAGATTCTTTATTGGGACAGCATAAAACCGGGAACAACGATAAGGGTACCGAATGGCCAGTAAGGTAGCAGCACTCCCGTATTTCGGGGTAGTAGTTAATACTACTCCGCTGAAGCAGTATGCTCCAAAGGTGGATATCATTCAGCGTACTAACGCTCATCCTATCGCGCTTTTGGATGTGTTGTATATAGGTCAGGGCTCTGTTCAGGGTACTAAGGGAACCAGACTGGCTTGGAATTATATTCCTGAGCAGACTCCTATTACCATCAACTATGGAATGTCACCTAATTATCTGTATCAGTTTCTTGGATATATTGCTTCTTATAAGGTAGTCAGAACTGGTGCGGATACTTCGTATAATGGATTGATCACCACATGTGTCCAGTACACAATAACAGGTACATCCCAAGTGATGCAGTCTACTGTTAATTACGCGTGGAAGCATATAACTCCTTCTGGTATTGCTTCAGCCATAGCAGTAAAACATGGTTTCAGAGCAGTAGTTCATCCGTACACTGCGGCTATTGATTATCGTTTACAAAATGTCAGTGATTTTAAATTCCTTAATCAATTGGCTAATGAAATTGGATTTAGATTCTATGTAGATAATACTGATCTTTATTTCGTTAATCCTAAATTGATATTCGATAGAGCTAATGCTAGAAATATTCCACAGTTCTGGTCTTATAATACTCCCGGTATCTGGGATACCATCAGAAGTTTTAAGCCTGTTATAGGTACGATTACTCCTGATGGCGGTATTGTTGCCAATAGAACTATGTCAGGAATTAATCCAACTACTGGTAACCTTGTGTCTACTGCTCAGGAATACCAATTGTTTACTTCTCCTGGTTCTGCGCCGATATCTCCTACGATTACTAAGTATTATAATGATGCTCCCGCTGATTCCTTCTATGAGGCACAGCAAAAAATTCAGGCAGATATCAACAGAAATATGTATTGGCTTACTGCTGACGCTGAACTTCGTGGAGATTACAGAGTAAGACCTAATGTCCTGGTGGAGATGGTGGGTAAAGCTATTCCTTCCACAGAGTCAGGCTTCTGGTTAGTGGATAGTTCTACTCATACTCTCACTATGCCTCCTCCTACTGGCGCACAGAATACTTCAGACTATACGATCTGCGCTGAGTTGGTAAGAGATCAAGTGTATTCAGCTACAGCTTCCACAACGGCCATTACAGCACCAGCTATTCAAAAAGTGCCGTCTACTTTAATTAACGGTGTGTGGCGATCAACTAATGTGGGAGCGCAGATATATGCAACTTAGTAGTGTCCCAACCCATCTGGGTTTATACCGTGCACTGGTTACTTCCGTTTCTGATCCTACTACGGCCGGAAGAATACGAACTCAATGTCCTCAGATATCCGGAACAGCGGAGCTGAACTGGGCTATACCTATTAATCCTTTGGATCCTGTACCCGCTGTAGGTTCTATTGTGTGGGTAGGTTTCAATGGCGGAGATCTGACTAAGCCTGTGTTTATCAGTAATTCTGCGTATATTACTAATCCTGATGGTTTCCTTATTATACGTTCACCTTATAATGGAACAGATCAACTATACGTAACATTTAATTCTGGTACTAATCCTTATCTGTTGGTTAATGACTTAAATGGAACCAGCTCAGCCAATGGGTATATCTCCGGTGCTTGGGTAAAGACCAATAATACTGGTACGGCGTATACCTGGCAGTCTCCGGTATACGCGGCTAACTGGGCTAATGGTACAGGCTTCGCTGGATTAGGAGGACCAGTACTTCGATATCGTAAGGATGCTGAGGATAATGTATGGCTTTACGGTCAGGCCAAAGCAAATGCTGGGGCAGGTACAACTGTCTTTACTCTTCCGGCTACTTATTTCAATCCTGCTGGAGCTTTAGGTTTCGTAGGTCAGTCATCAGGTGGGGCACCTACTATGATTGGCTGTGCTGTTGATACATCCGGAAATGTAGTGTTGTCATCGGTAACTTCTGGTGATACATATCTTTTTGAATTTAGATTTCCACTCGGCAATATTAGTTAATTATGGGACAATAACTGTATGGGATCACAGATGACTATCCCGTTTACCGTACTAGCCAACGGCGCGGTATCCGTGGAGACAGATACAAATACACAGATAGGTCAAAGGGTTGACGCTATTATCGCTACCGAAGTGGGCCAGCGTCCGATGCGTGCTGCCATGGGTCTTCCTTTGTCTCGTTTTCTTTTCGGGGCTTCGGACACAATAGTCGTAGCGCAGTTGAGAGATTTGGTTACTCAGCAGTTGAATACCTATGAGCCGGGTATTACTGTTAATTCAGTGAAACCAGTGACTTCGGGTAATCATGATGGTCTTGCTGAGATACAAGTAAGTTACTCCCCAGTCCTTCAGGCATCCGCTGTAAGATCCATATCAGATGTGGCAGTAATCAAAGTAGGAGGAACCGTGGAAGAAGTAGCAATAGGTGGTAATAACTAATGGCAATTATTAATGCTGAAGTTCCAGCGATAGACTATACGTCGAAAGACTATTCAGGTTTCCTTACCTCTATGCTTGGATTCGCCACATCTGCGTTTCCTATCTGGACTAACCAGAATCCTGGCGGTCTTGAAGTAATGCTTTTGGAATCTCTTTCCAGAGAACTTGATGTGCTTTCCTACTATGGTGATCGAATCATAGGTGAATCCTATATTGGGACAGCCACTCAATTGTCTTCTGTTCTTCAACTGGCCAACCTTCTGGGATATATTCCGGGGCAACCTGTTGCGGCCACAGGAACTGTGACGTTTCAAACTCCTGTGGCTGGTCCTGCTGTAGTTGTTCCTACCGCTACTCAGGTGACTACAGATTTCATTTCTACTATGAGTGCGCCTATTATATTTGAAACTCAGGGTACAGTGACTGTTCCTGATAATGGTGGCTCTGTTGTAGTTAACGTAGCTCAGGGAGCCACACAAGGCACAGCGGTCTTCACTATAGGGAATTCTACTGCCACCCCTTTTCAGATCACCACAGAGCTACTGGGGACGTCTGACGGGTCGGTTCTACAGGAGTTCACACTAGCTAATAATCCTGTAGTTGGCGGATCAGTTGTTGTCTATATACAGAATCCTCTTTATACTGCCGGATCTAATCTGGATCCTATTGTTCCTTGGACTCAGGTTCCTTCTCTGCAAGTAGCTAAGTCTTCTGATCTGGTTTGGTCAGATAGTGTAGATGCCAATGGTGTTGTCACTATTATGTTCGGAGATAATCTCAATGGTGCTGTTCCTGCTGCGGGCTTAAATATTTACGCCAACTATAGAGTCGGCGGAGGAATAATAGGTAACCTTTCATCTAATTCAATTATTGATATTGCTTCGCCTATTTCGGGAGTAACGATAGTAAGTTCTTCCGCTACTACTGGAGGAACCGATGCTGAGGATATAGATCAGATCAGAGTAAATGCTCCTAAGGCTTTCACTACCCAGCAGAGGGCTGTTACTTTACAGGACTTTGGAAATCTTGCGTTGTCGATAGCTGCTGTGTCTCAGGCTAATGCTGTTGCTAATAATGTTTCCAATGTTTATCTGTATATCCTGGCAACTGGAAACACCATTCCTTCTCAGGCATTACTGGATCAGGTAACAGCTTTTGTTCAGCCCCTTGCTTTGGCTGGAACAGTGGTGACATGTTTTCCTGCTTCTCTTATCAGAGTTGATGTGGGTTCTACCTTATCTCCTGTAACTATTACTTGTAGTTCCCGGTACAGCCCTTCGTCTATTCAGACTCAGGCTGTTCAAGCAGTTCAGGCTTTGTTTGTTCCGTCAGCGACAGTACTTGGAGGACGCTTGTCTTTGAGTGCTGTGTACTCGACTCTTTATAATATCCCTGGCGTACAGTATGTCAATATACCTATTCTGGAAAGAGAGGATGGAACTACCAGCACTGTAGGAGACATCTTATTCCGACCTAAGGAAATTGCGACTGTGGGTAATATAGTAATTACTGTATCCAGCTCACCATTCTAAGGAGTAAACTATGACAGCCGCATATCCTGGAGCAATTAAGTCTTTCTTTTATCGTCAGGATTTTACTGAGATAGTTGACGCAGCAGATGTTAATACTGCCTATGACGAAATTGTTGCTATTCAGAATACTTTGGGAACAAGTCCGCAGTCAGATACTATTGACAGTAAGCTGGTAACGTGGCCAACAGTCAAGGCTAATATTGCTGCTTCTCGCAAAAGAGTAACAGATCCTTATGTCTATGCTTCCGCGCATAATTTTTCTGTTCCGTACAATAACTCTAATTACAGCCCTTCATGGACTAGTGTTGGTCCGGATACCCATGGTATGTTTACCGGTTCTAATCAGCTGACTTGCGTAAGATCAGGGATTTATACCTTTGATATTTACGTGCGCTGGCATTTGGATAATCTGCCGGGACCTAATCAGCAGACTCCTTTAAACAGAAGCGGCATCTTACAGATAGATATAACTAATTTGGGTACTGGAGCTGATATTGTTGCTCATGGAGGTTACTTTGCACAAGGTTTCCAGCAGAGTATTCATCAGTCAGCTTCTATTACAGCTCCATGGATTCAAGGGCAGACAGCTATTATGCGTCTGACTCAAACTTGTATGACTGGTGGAATGCCTGCTACTACTATCTGTGCGATTACTTATCAAAGAGATCCTCAAACTGTCAATAATATGTAATGGAGTATTGAATGAGCAACGGCTATGGTATTGATTTCTACGGAACAGTTACCTATGGTTATTCTCAACCAGTAGACTACAGCGTTGCTCCATTCACAGCTACGCAAACAGACTACGAGAGATTAACTCTTAACTGGGCGTCCCCCAATACAACCGCATGGAAGAGTCTTCTTTTAGTAAGAAGTCTTTACGGTTATCCTTCCACACCTAATGATGGAACTGCTGTTCTTACAATTGTTCCTCAGGCTGTCCGTCGTAACTTTGATGACTCAGGATTACTTCCTGGACGAATTTATTACTACACAATGTTTCTGTCTGTGGAAGCTCCTACATATTCTGGCGCTACAACATATAGTCTGACTCAGGTTGTGCTGTACAACGGACTGTACTGGAAGAGTCTTCAGAATTCTAATACAGGGAATACACCGGCCGTAGGGTCATCCTTCTGGGCTAATGTTCAGTACACTCCTGTTTGGGCTCCAGCAGGCCACACAGCCAGTCTCGCGGTAGCTTCCTATGGGTATGGGGAACTTCTGTACAACAGGATTCCCAATCCTTATAAGGTCAGTAACTCTGATGTATTCGCTAACACAGCTATTGATAACCTTCCTCTCCAGCAGTATATGAATGTTTTTGGCTGGGGACTGGATATGACCCGTACGGAATACGATAGCTATTTGCAGTTAAATAATCCAGACGTAGTGTCTGCCACTAGTCTGGATATTCTTGGACAACAATTAGGAAGTAAGACGGATTATCTTTCTTCGCCGCAGGAGCGCAGACAGAAGGTGAAGAACCTTTCCGTCAATTACCGCTTGAAGGGAACAGATATATCTATTCATAATGCTATTGCTTCTATTTCTGGCTGGGATTCAACAGTTATATCCAGTCCCAATATTCTTATCAATACTGATCAGGCACAGTTCACACATCCTGCCTATGATCAGTGGAATGCCAATATTCAGTATCAGGTAAACGCATTGGTACAGTTCAATGGATATGACTATACGTGTTTGGTAGCAGCTCTGGGAATTGCTGAGCAGCCAACTGGAACCAGTTCGAATAATACTTGGTGGCAGGCAATAGTTTCTACTACTGCTGCCCCTGTTTTGGATACTGCCAGAACTCTTGCTAATCCTGTAAGTAATTACACTACTGGTGTGGGATATGGTGGATTCTCCACGTGGGCAACAGCCTATGACAGTAATGGACAGGTAGTCCAGCCGGGAGTTTATATAGGTCTTCCGCATCCTACCAATAGTGCTATTCAGAACTGGAACGCGTTGGGATATGAAAGTACCATATCCAGTTCTGTTATAGATGCTTTGAACTACACCATTAATGTTCCTTTCACACCTACGTGGACCAATTCCACAAACTATGTGGTAAACAACTGGGTAACCACAGGATTCCGTCTGTACTGGATCGCTCTGAAGCCTTCTGGTCCTGGAACTCCCTATGGTTTTATTACTCCTGGATCTAATTCTCAGTTCTGGAAGCAGACAATTGTTCCAGTTGGTCTTAATCCTGTTAACTTCTTGGCTGATTCTCCGGCTATGGTACTCCTTCCTCAATGGAATTCTTCCACAACATTCAAGAAGGGTACTCAAGTACAGTACTTCGGTATTATCTATCAAGCCATAGCAGATAACACAAATAGTGTGCCTTCTGGATACTATTACTCTAATGCCGATTGGATTTATATAAAGCCAGCAGAGTACACATTTATTATGTCCGCGTATACTGCTCGTCTTACTACATCCACAACACCGAATAATACTTACTGGAATATGCGTTTCATATACAACAGAAGTAATTTCGAGGCAACAGAAACGGATTTCAATGTAGGAAGCGCTCCTGATTCAACAAGTGTTTTGGTTAGATTTGACGGTGATTACGCCGATCTCAATGGAGTAAACGATAATACTCTTTCATCTTTGACCAGTGCTTGGGTAGCTACTCCCGGTACTGCTGATCTGTGGTTCTCCAGCTATGGAATGGCTGCGGTAAATCAGTCGCTCTTCGGATCCACTACTTACGTTTATCTTCTTATGAATGACAACCAGTCTCGTTCGGATGTTAATCTGGGAATAACATATGTTACTGATTATATTGACACTGCCCATAAGGGTAATGGTATTATTTTCAGATATCAGAATGCCAATAACTTCTGGTATACAACACGTAAGACTTTGTATCGTGTACTGGCTGGAGTGGAGACTGTTCAAGCTACGTGGACCAGACTCAATAATGGTGACCGTATGTATATTGAAGCGGTAGGTGCTCAGATTAATGTCAATAAGTACATCAGAGATGGCAGTGGAAATGTGACATTACTCGCGTCTATAAATGATTCCAACATGCAGACACAAACCATACATGGTCTAATTCAAAAGTACTCACCATCAGGAGCAGTATAGTATGGCTACTAAGATTAATCCTCCAACAAGTTCCATATCCGATGTTATTGTTCCCTTCGGATATGGGGCTTTTGGATATGGATACGGAACATATGGAGGAGAATCAGGTGTAGTCAATCCTCAGTGGAATACCAATAGTGGATTATTCGGACTGGATAATATACTGAAGATTCCTTTTGTTCAGGCTACTGATAATCCCAGTTTTGTCGGGGCGTCTCAGTACAGTATTGAGTTCTCTTCTTTCTTTGCGAAGATAGTTCCTGCACCATTAGGTAATGGGACTCTTCAAACATCTCTTATTGTTCAGGCGGATAAGTATAATTTTGTAGAGATGTTCATAGCTCCAGATGGTACATTCAGTGCCTATGTGGCTAACAATGCTACGCCTACTCTTTTGTCTTCGCCGTTTCCCACTTATGATCCTGTTGCTCACGCGTTCTGGAGAATTCGTAACGATGATCTTATTCTGTTTCATTTCGATGTTTCTCCTGACGGAAACACTTGGACAGAGTTAGGTAATATTCCTTATCAGTGGAATGCTTCTGCTGTTACTGTTCTATTTCTTGCTGGATATACAGGAATAACCGAACAGCAAGGATTAAGAGCATACATATCCAGTGTGAACAGAACCGCTCTTACTACTGTGCTTTCGGCTACAACCAGAAGCCACGCGTCTTCACACGGTATTATCACAGCCACTGGCCCTAATGCTCTGTCTGGTAAGTCCTCTGGATTCAGTGGACATAAATCTCACTTTATTGTTACCGCAGGTATTCCTGAAGGTGGTATGACAGACTTCGCTATGTCCAGTACTTTCCAGCCTGATGCCGCGAGAACCAGACAGATCAATGCAAGTACCTTCACACTGGCTGGTGGAGCAAGTGTGAACTGGAGCAGAGGACATGCTACCCGCACAGCTCCTACTACTTATCGTGACGGTAGTTACTGGCCTCCTGCTGCTGCTGTTCATCTTATCAATGGTCTATTAGCACCAGTATCGGATACTGCTCCTACAGTAATTACCAATGCACAGTTGGAGCAAGGTATCGGGGCTTTCAATAGACTCAGTGTTAATGCTTCTTTCTATACTGACTCTTGTTGTTACTCGGCTACGCACTCTGATACATCGAGTGGCAATGGTGGAACCACCAGAGTGGAAAGAAGTTCTGCCGCTTCTTTCGCTGGTGGATTTTCGGGGAAAATGACATACAGTGGAACTCCTATTGTTGATGCTTCTGGTCATAATGTTTACTTCGCTTATCCAGCGCGTTCCGCTTTGGTACCTGTCAACAGTGTTACTGCCCCAGCGCAACTGGATCAGTTGAGAGGTTCAGTTCGTCTCAGTACACAGCGCGCGGGAACGCAATGGTACGCGGCAATGTTTATCTATGATGTCAACTTCAATATCCTGAGTGTAAGTACAATTAATCAGGCTACTGTTACCAATATGAATACTCATCCTGGCTCTGGGGTATTCCAGATAGGTACTATTGTTATGCCTGCTACTACTCCGTCTACGGCTGTGTGGGCCGCTGTTGTTCCTGTTGTTGTTGCACCGGTTGGTTCTGAAGTTACGTATATGAGTGATCATAGACTGGTAGGTATTAATCCTCAGCAGTTTGATACTCCTTCTGCTTATCGGGATCCACAGCAGATAACAATTGATCTGAAAGCCAATCGTGTTAACTATGCGATGAACGCGGGATTCAATGTTGATATAACTGGTTGGGCTACTGCTGCCAGTGGAATTCCTAGTAATCTCTGTACAATTTCCTGGGATGGAACTGTGGGAATGAATTCTCTCGGTTCTTTGAAGGCTAGTTATTCAGGTGGAAGTCTTAGTTCTGGAGGTAATATTCCAGGAGTAGGACCAGCAGGTTATCTAGTGGATGCAAGCAGTACTGTTTATCCTGTGATTCAGGATTTGAAACAGGGAGTTACTTATAATTTCTCTGCTTGGGTACTTCAGGGAACAGGTTGTCCGGATGTAACTATGTCTATCCAGGATCCTAACTATGATGGACTTTATTCTATTAGTGTTAATCAGGTAAAGAATACTCTTCCGTCTGAAACTGTAGAAGGCTGGACAAGGGTTCAGGCTAACTTCACTGTTCCTCCTAATGGTCTCCAGGATTACAGATTGTGGTTTGCTGTTGCTTATTCTGATATAACAGCGCTGTCTCCTTTCTCTTTCTGGATAGATAATATTTTGGTTGAACAGGCTAATACCGCTGGTTCTTTCTTTGATGGTAATTACGCTTCTGCTGATTATCAGTATGAACTTGGCGGTAATCAGAATTCAAGAACTCACTACTATCAGGATTTTGCTAATAAGTTAAACAGAATAAACATTGCTCTTCCTCAATATGCTCCTCTAGGTTCTACTTTTAATATCTTATCTGCTCAACCTCCTAGTTAACTAATATAAATAGTAAAAGAGATATAGATTTAGTATTTAATACTTTGTCTATATCTCTTTTTCTTATTTAACTCTAGTTTTAACTACCTTTATAAGACTAGTGTAGAGGCGTGGGGTACATCTGTCAAGAGGAGACTGCGAGTGCTAAGATGGAGCTACCAACCGGGAACGAAACAGGAGAATCTGATGATCTTTATAGCAGTTACACTAGCAACCTTCTGGGCTTGGGAGTTCATAGATCACTATGCTTCCTGGGTACCTGCTTACCTAGTCTACTTCATCGTTCCCGGTATTGCCTATGGCTTCTACCATATTCCTCAGCAGTATGTCTATCCTCTGGCCGCTTGTGCTTTGGTTGGTCTTTTGCATAGACTGACACAGCTACCTGCTAGATCCCCCAAGGTAGCGGTTCCACGGAGACGTACCAACATACCCCCAATTGTCTAGCTATTAGCACACTTGACACAGCCCCTTACTTGAACTAGTTTGGTTCCAGCAGCAAGGGGCTGCTTCGTTTGAAGGAGGAATTATGGATTACCCACAGGATTTCACCAAGCCTATCAGCCTCTTGGTTGTAGGTTCTGCTGATTCCAAGATGGAGAACATTGTCAGTCTCCTGGATAACCTCTGTTTTGATGAGGAGGGAAGCCGGGAGATTCATCTGTATATGCCGTTTGACGAGCATACTACTGGATCTGGCCTGTCTAAGGTTCTCGACTGGTCTGAGGCTCGTATGGATACTGGTCAGGGGGACCGTAAGACTGGGATTATCGCAGCAGAACACCAGCTTACTGAGCGTATGGCTGTGACTATCAGGTCCGAGCAGGAGGAGAAGTACAACGCTATCCTTTCTGGTCTGAATATTTTTATGGCAACTAGCGGAGTCACAGAAGCTTTTGTTATTTCTCTCTATGATCCTGCCAAGGATCTGGAAGAGATTCAGTTTATCAAGAACACAATCGTCGGTACTCCTATTCGAGTACTGAATCTCTGTGAAGGTCTGGTAGATTCTTTTGAGGGATACGAGTCTCCTGATGCGGTTGCTGTCCGGGAAAAGGCTGAGAAGGAATTCGCGGATCAGGTAGCCGAAGAGACTACTAAGAAGCCTGCCGCCAAAAAGGCTACAACGCCCCGTAAGAGGGCTGAAAAGAAGGTGTTGGTCCCAGAGGACGTTCCTCTTCTCCCAGAGCCGGAGACAGCCGTACAGACCCCTTCTGAGCCCCTTCCTGTCGGTACCGTCGTTGAGGTTGCTGGGATTCCTTTTGTGAAGCACTCAGAGGATATCTTCACGGATATTGACAGGGCAGCACAGCAGATTGTAAGCTCCGATATAGTTCAGGTAAAGAAGGAAGACCTTCTGCGTCTGCTTGATGTTCTTACCGATATCGTGAAGGGAATGTAATGTCAGATATCTGGGACTTATGGGATGAACCTGAAGAGCCGGTAGCTCCGATAGTCAAATACAATTCAAATACTTTAGCCAACTATTTCCAGAGGCAGTTCTCTCAGGTCGCATGGTCCTCAGGTTTTACGGGGATAAACCATGCGGCTTTGAGGGGTGCTTTCGCTAAGTGGAAGAAAGCCGGGGCAACAACAGAAGAGGTTACTGCTATGATCGACGCCTATATGGCAGATCCTAAGCTGAGAGGTAGTAATCCTGGTTGGCAGGATTTCCTTTAC